TACGTGCATGAAAGGTATAACTCCTGTTGTCTTATTACCTTTACTAGTAGATTGATCCTGCGACCTTATGTCACCCCAGTATCCACCGATACCACCACCTGAACTTGACAACCAAATATTTTCTGCATAGTGTTCTGATAAACCTTCACGAGAATCGGGTACATAATTTAAGAAGCATGAGATAGGTAGTCCTCTATCTGTACCACCATTTGATAGCACGGGTGTAGCAAACATGAACCATAGCTTCGATGAATAATCATATAGTCTTTTAGCATGAGCATCTGAATCTGCAAAAGCTGCGGCTGTCCTAGCTAGTGCTTCCTGGGGAGATTTTTCTTTGGGTAACATGTATCTATCTTTTAAAACTTCTTTACCGAATACAGTAAGAAGGTCGTCTCGTGCGAGATCAATCGTTGGTTTGTCAGTCATTTCGTCTTCCTTATTTGTGTTGTGTGAAAGCTCCTAGTATACCACACTATGAAGCCGTTGTCTATATCTATCATGTTAAGTTCCGTAAAAATAATGTCGAGTATTCAAACTTTTGCTCTTGACAAAAGACATCATCTAGTGTCTCAACTAAATCTAACTTTAAATTTTTATCCAGGTTCTTTACCACCTGCACCATTCTGATTTCTACCTGTGGATAAATCTTCTCAAGTACAGGACGATACAGATAGTTAAGCTGAACCCATGCTTTCCTTGTTGCTTTTAGCTTGCACTCTAGGACTAATATAAACTTACGATCGTCATTAGGCAGGACTATGATGTCGGGTTGACACCAACCTAGCCCACGCCTGTCCTCATACTCATACCATTGTCCATGTAGTACTTCCTCTCCATATAAAGCCTTGATGTAGTTGGCTATTCTATTCTCATAGATGAGCCCAGCTCTCTGGATACCCTTGATTCTTGGAGAGGAGATGAATCTAGGTTTATCCTCGAGAGCCTTCGCCCAACGTAGACCTCGGATTATATTGCGTCTTTTCTGCATAGGAATACCAATTCAGATTCGACACGGATATAACCAGAGTCTTCCATAGCTTGGATGTACTGTGTGATCTCCCCGGGCGCCATAGTCTTGTTCAAAAGTTGCCGTTTAAACAGCTTCAGACGCACGTGAGAGCGGTTATTGTTAAACACAGTAGTCTCCAACCAACCTTTCATATCATGAGCAATTTTACCAGTCTTACTCATGCCAAAACCTTCTAATGCCTTAGGCATATTCTTCTCTACATCAAACATAATCTCTTTAGTAAGAGCCCAATCACTAGCTGTAATTACCCTTGTCCCTCTACGTGAGGCAGATATAGACATAGCTACCTTGATAAAGTGAGATACTCTACGTTGATTGTACTCGATCATGTTAGGATCAGTAGGTTCTGGTTGTATATATTCTTGAAAATCTTTCTCGACTTCTTCATGTACCTCTGCATCAAAGGCAAATTGCCCATGCATTTTAGCTATCATACTAAGGTCATGTGTTAAGTCTTCGGCTATACTATCATCAATTCTTTTCTGATGTAAGCTTTGTGCTATCCTATGTCCTTCATGGTAGATAGGAAGTATCCTAGATAACAACCCTTGTGAAGCCGCATCCTCTGGTAAGTTATCCACAAACTGTTGAGGTGTAGCACATGCTATCCAGTTAAGACAAGGTCCTTTAATAAATTGTGATGAGCCTGTTTTAATTTGGTGACTGTAAGAATCTTTACTATCCCACATGTCAGTCATAAACATCTGTAAGTATTGGTGGTTCCTATTCATGAACGTACCAAACTCTGATGTACATAAAGTAAGTGATGAGTCATAGAACATATCTTCTTTCGGTGTAGCACAACGTAAGTCTAGTCGTGTAACCTTAGACATTTCTACTGCTAATTTTTCTGGTGTAATTCTATCTTGTATAATATGTAATGGGTAATTCTTTAAACCATATCTTGTTAACCCACTATTAAATTCATCATGATCTTCTTCTGTACCTACAGGTGTAGTAAGTTTAGCAAAGACTTTAGAGAACGGCAGGATGAGCGAGACAGATTTGTTTCTACCTGGTGGTGCAACTAGTACAACAAACATGTTAGGTCTGATATCATAGTTAGTCATAGACAACCAACACTTACGACCTAGTGCTCCAGCCACAGCAGAAATTGCTGTCCATGTAGAGAACCTATCTGGTATCGGACTACCTGTTGTAGCCTTTACACATGCCTTAATAAAATCTGTATTCTTACGCATTGGCTACCCACTTCTTTAAGTTTTTCCAAGAGTCCCCTACCTCTGCATCTGAAGGTATCACCATGCTTCTGCCTTTAACATCAATAGGATTTTCTAAACAATCAATTACCTTAGGAATTAAATAGTCTACCTTATCATTAGGACATTGACCTAAGACTGCATCATGCACCTGTCCTAATATTTCTACACCTTCTTGAAACAACTCAGACCATACTCTATATAATCCTTTGTTAAGTAAGTCACCGATAGTAGATTGTGGAAGATAGGCTATAGCTTTTCTTGCATAGTGTTCATCATCTAACCTACCCCAGAATTGTCTGCGTCTACCGAACGGTGTAACTAAGTTACCTGTTGATTGTAGTTCTTTAATAACTTCTGTGTGCCATGTTCTTATACCAGGAAACGCACCAGCTACACGCACAAGTACTTGTGTGCCCGATCCAATCTTCTCTCCTAGTTCCATGAGTTCGTCGAAGCCCCCTTTCTTATCCTGTTTATGCCAACGTTCTAACGAGGCTAGTGGTACGATACCACCAAAGTATAAGAGTTGGAATCTTGTAGCATGTGCTACCTTAATCTTTGTATGTCTTGCTACTGTGTTAGCTGACGCACCATAGTTAGTACCATGTCCAGCCCTCTTACATACATCACGATAAGAGAAGTTACCATAGTAAGGTCGCTCTGCTAGTGTTCTATTCTGTGCATTGTCTTCTGTCCAACCCATGTTAGGCCAAACCATTTTAGCTACCTCAGTATGTAGGTCAGATGATTCAACGGCGTTGATGTAACCCTCATCACCTGAGAGGTATGCTGTTGCCCTGGATTCAGCTGCTTGTAAGTCGGCATAGAACATGGTACGTCCTCTGTCTGGTATGAACATAGCCCGCAAGTCCTTTGTAATATTCTGTAAGTTTGTACCTGTTCTCCAGGGACTCTCTGATGATGACCACCTGCCAGTTTCTGTACCCGCTACATTATATGAGCAACGGATACGACCGTCTTCATCACGTTTAGAAGCTAAGACTGATAACTGTTTATCTATATCACGCAATGCAATAATAGTTTTACAGAAAGGACGAGCACGAGGATACTCTTCTATCATATGTTCTAAAGCTTCACGATCAGTAGAAACTTTCTGTTTACCTTTGTCGTATTTAATTTGTACTGGAAGATTCAAGTACTCATAGAGCATGGACTTGAGTTGTGTTGGACTGTTATGGTTAAGGTCTTTATCCCATACAGCATTAGCAAAGAGGCTTAACATCCTAGCTAATTGTAATCTTTTCTTTTGTAAGGGGGCACGAATAATTGTGACTGCCCTTTCGTCTACGCGTAAGCCACGTAGTACCATAGAGATTGCAGGACCTAAGCTTGCTCTCTCAAATTCGTATGTCGATTTAGTAAAGTTGTCTAGTTGTGGGGAAAGTTTATTCCAAATTTCTGTAGTAAGTGTACAATCTAATCCACAATAAACCCATAGAGTTTGTTCGTCATTAAGTTTTAAATCCTTAATCTCTGTGTTCTTTATTATCCTCGCCATTATCTCTCTCCAATTGTTTCTTATGTAAGTCTTCCACTCGTTCTCCTATTTCACGAGCGATTGCCATGTAAGCTGAAGCATCCAGGTATGTATCTTCTGTACGCGACCCTTGCTTCAGTCTTGCTATCTTTAATAGACACATCATAACTGCTACGTCATGTGGGTTTATTTGAAAGTTAGTGTATGCTGACCATAGATTTGCTATGTTAACATGGTTAAGTAATTTGTCTCCGTAATCTACTTGCCTGTCTCCACTAACAAGTTCACTTGCTTTTTTTAGTAACTCGGAACTTCTCCCTGTTGTTGTCATATTCTCCCTCCTTATATTTATCAAACTCTTTTCTTGCTCGTTGGTGATCTACTGCTGCTAAGTCACATACGAATTTAAACTCGTCGTACTTATACTTCAACCACTTCTCGACTTCTTCTTTGTATTTCAAACCATCCTCGGACTTGCCCTTGTATGCATAGTCTTGAACAGCTTGATCTAATACGGCTCGCCATAAGTTGTAATGGTTTGCTATGTCTACTGAATCCTCTGGCATTGGTTTTACCGAGAATAACTCTGATCGTTTCATGTTTACTCATCTGCTTTGGTACTCTTTGAAAACTTGGCTAATGTTTTCCAAGCACTCTCATTGGTGTATATAGAGCCTAAGAAACCTAAACCTTTTTCTTGTTCTGGTTGCAGTGAATGTTGTGCGTGCATGGTATCATGTATGATACCTTTGACATGTATCTTTTGTTTGTGTGCTAACCATGACACATCGTATAATTGATTCTGTGCAACCTTAACTATCTTATCGTTCTCAAGAATATCTTTCACCCATTTCCAGGCAGTGATCTCATCAGCTGCATTCCAATAGTTTTGAGTGTCGGTATTCTTATCACGAAAAGGTACTACGATTGTAGTGTTAGGTGTAGGTGCAAAGCCTATGCATACGATAGAGCCTTCTGCTGTTTCAATATCGAATGCGAGAGGGTTGTTATGATTTGCTTCACTAATATATTTATTATAGAATACATCTAAGTCTTCGATGGTAGGTTCTATCCATACCTCTCTGACTGTGTGTTCTAATTTTTTAGTTAGAGATTCTTGCTTAGCTTTCTGTAAGTCAGCTACAACATGAGGTCTCCACTTGAAATTTTTAACGACAGAAACAGGACTGTATGTTGGCAGTACTTTATAAGGTGTAGTTAGGAGCTCAGTTATCAACGTGGCTCCTCTGTTCTTACCAATCTTAGCTAGTCCTGTCACTGCCCACAAAGATACTGAACCCATTGCGATAATGATATTTGGATTGGCTTCTTCTATTTCTTTGTGTAACCTTTGAATGTCTTGCTCATATTCTTGCTTAAGATATCCTTCACTTGTTGGGGCGTAAGGTGAACGCCACTC